CTGTTTACCTACAAGGTAATCATGAGTATGCGATTGTTCTTCTTGCAGATACTCCACAGTATGGAGCTTGGATTTCTAGGATGGGAGAAGAGGATGTAACAAATTCTCTTACAGATCCTGATGCACCAAGAGCTGTTATTGCTCAGCAACCCCTTCTCGGATCACTGTTTAAATCACAGAATGGTTCCACTTGGGATGCAAGTCAATGGGAAGATTTGAAATTTGTTCTAAACAGAGCTCAATTTACCACATATACTGAGGCAAATCTATCATTGTATAACCCTCCTCTAGAGTTGGGTAATGGTGGAATTGAAAAATTGGGTGTTAATCCTGTAGAAACAATTTCTCAAAAGACTGTTGTTGGACTTGGTTCAACCTTGAGTGCTGCTCAAGAATCCACAATTAGTGCCGGAGTTCGTATTTCACAACAAAATAACACTACAGCAAGTGGTGTTGTGATTAATACTCGTGGTGCAATTGGAATCGGTGCTTCTGTTGATATTATCAATGCAGGTATTGGATACACACCATCTTCAGGAATTACAACTTATTCAAGTGTAAACTTGACTACAATCTCTGGAAGTGGATCTGATGCCGTTGCGAGTGTAACAGTAAATGCAGGATCTATTACTTCCTGTTTTGTTACTAATGGTGGTACTGGATATGCAGTTGGTGATGAACTTGGAATTACAACTCTCGGAAATTCTTCTTTAGGAAGAAATGGAAGATTTAGTGTTGGTATTCTTTCTGCTATTAATGCTATTGAACTTGATGAAGTTCAAGGTGTCTTTAATACCGGAGTAGCAGCCACTCTAACTTACATCAATCAGACTAGTGGAGCAACTACAAATCTAACTGGAATCTATCCTGATGCACTTACTGCAGACAGTGATGCCGATGGTTTACATCTAAAAGTTAGACAGAGAAGTCATGGAATGTACCATGGATCTAACATTGTTACACTTTCTAACATTAAGTCTGATACTATTCCAACCACAATTACTGCAAATGTTGATAAGGATGCAACTGGTAACATTTCGTTGGCCAGTACTGCAAATCTAACGGTATTTGAAAATGTTGGGGTCGGAACAACTAACTTAGGTTATGTTTTGATGAATCGTGAGATAATCTCTTATACAGGCGTTAATGGAACTCAATTAACTGGTATTACCAGAAATGTTGATAACACTGGATCCTATACTCATAACTCTGGAGACTTCCTCAGTAAGTATGAATTAAATGGCGTTTCTCTCAGGAGAATCAACAAGAATCATACTTTGGGTGATGCCACTGTTTCAACTCCTAGGGAATTAGATTACTATCAGGTAAAACTTGACATGGCGGCTAATGGTATTGATAGAAATGTAAATACCAGTTTCCCCAAACTAGCATTCAATTCCACTAAGAAATCTGGTGGTGTTGATGCAACTGCTACTAAGAACATTCAGTTTGAAACTATTACTCCTAATGTTCAGGTTCTTGCAGTATCAGGTACACGTTGTGACGCTTCTATTAGAACGGTAAGTTCACAAAGTGTAAATGGAACTGAAACACCATTTGAGGATCAAGGTTATGAAGATATTGAATTAAATAGACCCAATAACTTAAGTACTCCAAGAGCTATTTTTGCTAAGGTCAATGAGTCTAATTTGTTGACTGAATTACCTGGAAATAAATCATTTACTCTTGATCTTCAGTTATACACAGATAACTCTTTTGTTTCTCCATTCGTTGACCTTGATAGAGTCAATATGGTTCTAACTTCTAATAGGTTAAACGAACCAATTAGCAATTGGACAGAAAATAATGGAGTCACAGTTACTGGAGAAGATCCACATGCAGCAGTATATGTAACCAAGAGAGTAGAATTGTCTAATCCAGCTAATTCTATAAAGGTTATGTTTGGTGCATATCGTCACCAAAGTGCTGACATTCGTGTTCTCTATAAGATTTTCCCAGATGATTCATCTATTGATGAAACACCTTATAACCTCTTCCCTGGATATGCGAATATTGATGATCTTGGAAATGTCATTAAGACCCAAGATAATAACGGAACATCCAACACATTGGTAATTCCAAGTAAACCAGGTGAGTTTAGAGATTATGAGTGGTTCGTTGATGATCTTCCTGAATTCCAGGCATTTGCAATTAAGGTTGTTATGACTGGTACTAATCAGGCAGAACCTCCAAGGATTCGAGATCTGAAGGCAATTGCAGTTCGATGATCAAAGTTGATGGACACCCCAATCTAAGAAGGGATGAAAGTACAGGTGCTATTACTAATGTAAATAATAGTGCTTATAATAACTACCTTATTAGAAGGAAGAATCAGGATGCTGAAAAGGATGAACTCGTTGAAATGAAAGAAGATTTGGATATGTTAAAAGGTGAAATTTCTGAAATCAAAAACCTTTTACTTAAAATCGCACAGAAATAATGGACGCAGCTTTTACTTTTGATCCTACTGCTGGTACACCCTATGAAGTGAATCAAACACTTAACGTGGGTGCTTCATATACTTGTACATATACAGTCACTACAACTGGTGGTGCTGCATATGATTTCACTGATTATACTGCTTCATCTCAGATGGCAAAATCTGTTGGAGTAGGTGCTTCTGGATTTGCTGTTAAAACCTTTAATGTTGGGTTTGGAACCAGTAGTACAGAAGGTAAAATGATCGTATCTTTAGCTGCTACTGATACTAGAGATTTGGCATCAGGTAGGTATTGGCATGACTGTTTAATTACTGCTGGTGCAGGAAGTACAGTCTATAGAATTCTAGAAGGAAGTTTATTGGTTACTGCAGGGATTTCCTCTGCACCTAATGTCTAATAAATAACTCATAAAAGGTATATTGTAAATGGCGCAACCTGGTTCAAGATCGGAACTTATAGATTACTGTAAGAGACAGCTAGGTGCTCCTGTCTTAGAAGTTAATGTTGCCGATGAACAAGTTAATGATTGTGTAGATGACGCGATTCAGTTGTTTCATGAGCGTCATTATGATGGTGTAATGCGGATGTATTTGCGTTATAAGATGACGCAAGAAGACATTGATAGAGGTAAAGCACCTAATAACACATCTGCAGGAATTGTAACTACAACAGGTACTTCAACTGTTGGACTCTCTACTACTTTTGATTTTACAGAAAATAGTAATTATGTTCAACTCCCAACCTCAATTATTGGAGTAAATAAGATTTTCAGATATGACGGTTCTCAAACCATGTCTGGAAATATGTTTAGTGTTAAATATCAGTTATTCTTAAATGATCTGTATGCATTTAACTCTTTCGAATTGTTGACTTATTCGATGGTTAAATCAAAGATGGAGGATATTGATTTCCTTCTTAGTCCGTTAAAGAATATTAGATTTAATCTAAGACAACAAAGGCTTTACATTGATACTGATTGGCAAGAAATGACGGTTAATGATTATTTGATCATTGATTGTTATAGGATTCTTGATCCTAATGATTTTACAAGGGTTTATAATGATAGGTTTATCAAACTCTATTTGACCGCATTAATTAAGAAGGTATGGGGTCAGAACATGAGTAAGTTCTCAGGAGTGAAACTTCCTGGTGGTGTAGAACTCAATGGACGCCAAACTTATGAAGATGCAGTTTTAGAATTGCAGCGAATAAGAGAGGAAATGCGTACTCATTGGGAAGAACCACCATTAGACATGATAGGTTAATATCATGGCGTTAAATCCTTATTTTCAGCAAGGAACAACGAACGAGCAAAATCTCGTTCAGGACCTAATAAACGAACAACTCCGTATGTACGGGATTGATGTTTATTATATTCCCAGAAAATATGTAACTCAGAATACTGTAATAAAAGAAGTTATTCAATCAACTTTTGATGATGCATATCCTTTAGAGGCATATGTAAAATCAGAGGTATATGAAGGAGCGGGTATTCTCCTATCAAAGTTTGGTGTACAGCAACAAGATGATATAACAATTATTATTTCAAGAGAAAGATGGGAAACGTATATTGAACCTCTTATTACAAATGAGGCGAATATTAAATTAGCAACACGTCCAAAGGGTGGAGACTTAATCTATTTCCCATTGGATGATAGGTTGTATGAAATTAAGTTTGTTGAGTATGCAGATCCTTTCTATCAACTACAAGATCTTTACACATATGAGTTGAGATGTGAACTCTTCCGTTATGAGGATGAGACCATTGATACAGGTCTTGAACAGATTGATGACAGTATGGAAGATGCTGGATATTCAGAGACTTTGAATCTTCTTGGTATTGGAACAACTGCAACTGCAACTGCCACATGGGCTATGGGTGGTTTGCGTTATATTGATCTTTTAGATTCTGGTCAAGGATTTACTGCTCCTCCTGTAGTATCTATTTCTACTGTTGGTATTGCAACAGGAACTACTGCTACTGCTGTGGCAATTACCACTTCAAGAACTGGATTTGGTACTCAGTCATCTCTTAAAGAGATTTACTTTACCAATCCTGGTTATGGATATACTATTGATCCTTCAGTGGTATTTGTTGGTGGTGGAGGTGCGGGAGCTGCTGCTACGGTTGGTATTGCTACAACCGGTGGTTGTGGAATTATAACTGTAACTGGAGGTGGTGGAGGTTATGCTTCTGCTCCAACCATTACATTTAGTACTCCTTTGTCCGGTATTAATACAGCTGTTGGATATGCTGTTGTAAGTGCTGCTGGAACTGTAAGTTCTATTAGATTGACTAATGCTGGATGTGGTTATACCCTTGCTCCTACAATAACGATTGCTGGTCCTTCCGATGTTGGAACTGGTGAATTTGTATATAATGAACTTGTAGTTGGTGGTACTTCTGGAGTTCAAGCAAGAGTTAAGGAATGGAATACAAATACTAAACAATTAAAAGTTTCAATTGCGACCGGAACATTTACGTATGGAGAGACTATTACTGGTCAGGATTCCGGTGCTGTTTATACGTTGAATGATGTTAATACTTATGTGTCATCTACTACTGATGCTTATGCATCAAATGAACAAATTCAGACTGATGCTGATGGTATTTTAGACTTTACTCAAGTTAACCCATTCGGAGAAGTCTAAATAATTAGATATAAAAAGGGTAAACTGTAATGTTTGGGTATTTCTATAATGAAGTTCTGAGAAGGACAGTTATAGGTTTTGGTACGTTATTTAATGGTATCAGCATTCAGCACGAAGATGGCAGCGGCAATACTGTCAGTGTTATGAAGGTGCCATTGGCTTATGGTCCTATTCAGAAATTCTTAGCAAGAATTGAGCAAACACCAGATCTGAATAAACCAACCTCAATTACATTACCTAGAATGTCTTTTGAGTTTAGTGGTTTAAGTTATGATCCATCAAGGAAAGTCTCTCAGACTCAAACCTTTATGGTTCCTAAACCAGATTCAAAGACTACAGTAAAGAAAGTCTATATGCCTGTTCCTTATAACATGGCATTTGAACTTAATATAATGACTAAGTTAAATGATGATGCACTACAAATTGTAGAACAAATATTACCTTACTTTCAACCTTCTTATACTCTTAGCATTAATTTAGCTGGAGACATTAATGAAATTAGAGATGTTCCAGTTATTATGGATAATCTTTCTTTCACGGATAATTATGAAGGGGATTATTCTACTAGAAGAGCATTAATTTATACTCTCAATTTCACTGCTAAGACTTACATCTTTGGTCCTATTCCTGATCAGTCCACTGGTATCATCAAGAAGGCTACTCTTGATTATATGACTAATATGGATAGGAAGAAACCACTCAGAGAACTTCGCTACTCTGTTACTCCACGTGCTATTAAGGACTACACTGGTACTGTGGATACATTCCTCAATGAGAATATTGATGCCAGCGAAACACAACTTGAAGTAGGAAATGGTGCTGCTCTAGATCATTGTGATTACATCACAATCGATAATGAGGAAATGTGGGTCAAGGCAATTAATGGAAATAGCATCACTGTTATACGTGGAAAAGATGGTACTGCACCTGCTGCTCACGTTAATGGTGCTGGAATCCATAAGATGACCGGACAAAAAGCAGCAGTATTGCCACTTACAGGAGATGATGCTGAAATTGAAGTCGGTGATGATTTTGGATTCAATGAAACCAGATCTTTCTATCAAGACTTCAAGGAATTTAGTCCTGCACAGAATAAAGATGTAGATCCATCATGAAATTTGACACCCTAGATGAAACTTTCAATGTTGCCGGAGAGGTGGTAAAAGCTACTAAAGAAGTAGGTATTACTAAACCAGAGGGTGATAGAGAAATACAGCAAGATTATGAATATACAAGAGGTAATCTTTATAGTATAATCGACAAAGGACAAGAAGCAATTAATGGTATTTTAGAACTCGCACAAGAAAGTGAAATGCCTAGAGCATATGAAGTTGCTGGACAACTTATCAAAAGTGTTTCGGATGCGACTGATAAATTAATGGATCTTCAAAAGAAATTGAAGGAAGTTAATGAAGAGGATCCTAAGAAAGGTCCTACTAATGTTACTAATGC